TGGCCTGTGGCGAGAGGTTCGTGAGCGCCTGCATCAGTCCAACAAACTTGTCCAGGATGTCCTTCAGCACGGGCATTAAGCTTTGAGCAAGCGCTGCACCTGCGAGCTTCAAATTGTCAAGCGCCGTGCTAAACTTGCCCGAGGCCGTTTGACTGAGTCGCTCCATAGCGCCAGCAGCAAAACCGCCCTCTGCGCTAAAACCTTGCAGCACCGCGTTAAACTGTTCCACACTTACGGCACCTGCGCCTAGCTTGTCAGCTGGCAAGCCTGTCGCCTCTGACAAAGCCGTAAAGATTGGAATGCCGCGCTCTGCTAACTGGTTAAGGCTCTCAAGCTCAACCTTTCCTTTTGCGTTGACCTTGGAAAAGATGGCCGCAATCTCGTCGATGGGTTGGCCGCTGGTCGCTGCGATGTCTCCAAGAAATTGCAGCTGTTGGTTGACCTCATCAATGCCTGATCCAGACGCAATCAGCTGACGTGCGGACTTAGCGACTGCCTCAATTTGAAATGGCGTCTTTGCAGTAAACGCATTCAAATTCTTCATCATGTCCGCTGCCTCCTTCGCTCCACCAGTCAAGCTGATGAAGCTCGTCTCCATAGTCTCAAGGTCAGCAGCAGACTTAACAGCAGCAGCGCCAAGCGCAGCGATTGGCATGGTCAAAGACCGCGTCATGTTCTTGCCTAGCTGCTTCGTGCTGCGTCCAAAGTTTTTCATCTTGGACATGCTGGCACCGAGCGCCTTGTCAAACTGTGACGTCTTTGCGCCTATCGTAACTATGAGGTCATTCAGCTTTGCCATTTGTCGCGCTCTTCAATTACTTTTCTTAGCTCTTCCTTAGTGAGTTTCTTTGCGTTCTGCTTTGGTCGCTCCCAAGGAAACTGCATCAAATCCTTTGGTCGCAATTTACGGCCTTTCCGCAGATGCGGTTGCATGTAGATGGTGGCGAGCCACCTGGTGCGCTCCCATTCAAAGCGCTCCTTCATCTCCTCGGTCTCGCGGTTCGCCTCCAGCGCCAGGCTCAACTCACCAAACGTCATCGACCAAAACGCAGATGGGGACAGGTGCAGCACACCGATCCCCATCCGAATAACGTCAGGCCATCCTACAGACTTTTCCTCTTTGCCTACGCTTTTTTTTGGTCGTTGTATTCGCCCAAGATTTCGAAGCACTGGGTGACGTGAGCCAACGTGATGTGCTCCTCGAACTCAGGCAGCTCCATGTTGAAGTCCACGCCTTCGAAGTCGCAGCCGCATTCCACACCTACAAAGCAGAGAAAGGCGCAAGCGTCGGCTGAGAGCTTCGACGGATCGGACAAGCTAAACACGTTGACCTTGGCCTTGCGTTCAAACTTCTTGAGCGCCTTCATGGAGTAGCGCACTGGGTAGTCGGTGCCGTTGATTTCTATCATGAAGCAACCGTGTCAGTGATAGCACCAGTCAACTCAAATGTGACGCTGTACGTCGCTGTGTCCTCAGTGCCGCCTGACTGCTCGAGGCTTGTGATGAAGCCTGAAGCTGAGAAAGACAATTCGCCTGTTGCTTCGTTTGCCTTGCTGAACTTCAAAGTCAAGCTCGTGCGGTTTTCCCACGCTGTCCACAAGTCGGTGATGTCTTTGTTCGCTGCATCGAGGTAGTCAATCAAACCGCTGCAGCTGATTGAGCCTGACTTCAAACCGCCGAGCAGCTCACGATAACCCGCGCTGTCCTTGGTTGTGATGTCAATAGTCTCCATGTTGAGAGTAAGCGAGCAGTCGGTGGCTGCTGCAATCAGCGTGCTGTCAATGTACACGCCTAATTCCGTTCCGTTAAAAATGGCCATTTTATTCTGATTCTATAGATTCGTCGTCGGTCTTTTTCTTTGGCGCGTCAAGGTATCCTTTTGCTTTCAGCTCTGCAGCGAACTCAGACGTCACGCTTGGCGTGTCGCCTTTCTTCCAGTTATTTCCGCGCAGCTTGCACGCCTTCATAATTGTAACCTTCATGGCTGCAATTTACTACAAATTGTTTGACCGCTCATCCTGTGGTAGTGCCGAACAAGGTAAGCAGCTCCAGGAGGTCGGCGATAGTCACGAAGCCGTCGCCGTTCAAATCGAACTGAGCGTCATACTTATCTATTGATCCGTAGTACGCCAGCCAGCTGAGGAGGTAGAAGATGTCGTATGTCATGGGTCAAAGTTACAAACCTGCACGCATAGCAGCGAGTTCGCAGTGCCGTGGCTCTATGCTGTCGAGCGTAGTTACCAGCAGCTGACCGATTGGCCTCAGCGTGCCTTCCTTGTCGTTTGCTCCCAGCACCGCGCTTACGGAATGCGTGCCGAACTTGCGGCCTTGCTTCTGGATGCAGGCGCGGTTGAGCAGTTCTGCCGCCAAGATGCTCAGCACCTTGCTCATGCATCGTGCAGCTTCATATATCTCGCGCTTCCACATCCTCGGCCTTTGCGCTGTGTACGCTATGGCGAGCAGCGTGCCGTACAGCAAACCGACGGGCATGGCTATGCAGGCCAGTACAAAAAGCGCGATGACCTTGGCGGCCTTTATCATAGCTGTGTAAGGTATTGCAGCAGGTCGGCAATGGTGATGAAGCCGTCAAGGTTCAAATCGTACTTGACGCTGTAAGGCGGCGGCGTGGCGGTGAAGTACGCCAGCATTTCAAGGATGAAGCTCATATCTCGTCGTCAGTGAACCAGCCGTTCAGTACCATGTAGTCATGGTCTCGCACGGTCGTCGTGCTTGGAATGATGGCTGCGAACGGAAAGGCCTCGGTGTTGAGGACGTAGGACTGCAGGTTGAAGCGTTCCGCGTCGCTCAGTTCAGGAAACAAGGACACGAGTTTCTCCAGCGTCGCCTGTTCATGTACGGGAATGATGTACGCCGTATCCACCTGCAAAGCGAATTGCACGCCGTCAGGGTGTTCAATCACACCAAAGACCGTCCCGTCCTTTTGGTACGGCTGTTGGATAGCGAGCGGCGTAGTAATGTTGTAGAGTTCGCGCGTTATTGATTTGGCGCGTTTCTCGCTTGTAAGCGTTCCTTCGGGTAGGACTATGATGTACTGCATCAGTAGATTGAATAGAAGGTGTTGATGTTGTCCTCGATGTCGGTGCGGTTGCTGGATTGGTCGGAGGCATACAGAATAAACTCTTGAAAATTGCCGTCAATTATGCGGACATTATTCAGATAACTTCTGCCAAGTGTTACGGTTCCACCTATGGCTGTTTGTGAATAATTTAAACCGCTGTTTATTTGCGACCCGTTCACATAACTTTGCCCGCTGCTTGGCGATATAGCCATAATTGTTTGGAGCATTTGACCAGTTCCTGAATGCTCCGTGCCTTGCCAAGTATTCGTATCCTCATAGTATACGCCATTACCAGCAGTGCCCGTGCGTCCATCCAATAAGAACCTGCCCGATTGGCTGTCAAACAGCCAAGAATTGTTTGTTCTCGAATTTTGATTTGTTATGAACGCACTGTAATCGCTCGCCGATACTGTGAATCCTGTCAAATCAAAGTAATCGTCTGAACCATCAAAATCCACCGCTGGCTTCCCGTTCTCCGTCACCACGCCCGTCGAGCTGTCGTAAATCTTTGGCTGAAAACTCGTCGCGCCCTGCGTCGCGTCGTTCGCGTTGCCGCTTTGGTCGTACCACGTCACCACAAAGCCGTTCGTACCTGAACAGAACGAAGCGAGTGAGACCGTATCGAGCTCACCGAAGACGTTAAATCCAATATCCTGCTCTGTGTTATCGCTTGCCCGTCGTACCCGAATGGCTGAACCCGTGTAAGCGGTTCGCAGCTTGCGCAAAGAGTAGGCCGCCGCCGCTCCTGTATACGTGTCGAGGAGTGGCGTGTTTTGGGTGAAGTAGTCGCCGATGTTGGATTCGATGGAGGTGCGGTTGCTAGATTGGTCGGAAGCATACATTACAATTTCTTGAATATTACCGTCATAAAACCACGATGCTCCATCTTGGTATCCGCCGATTTCGCTAACACCAAGACTTGTAGTGTTTATTGGGTCTGTTGTTCCCAAAGATGTTGCGGTTACCTGTGCTCCGTTTTCAAAATATGAAATATCAGCGATGTTCGAACTCGCCGCCAAATGAACAGAACCCAGCGTTTGAACGTGCATCGGATTATTATCGAACACTTGAGCACCAATCACTCTAATAGCCACTTCAGGTGTAAATCGCCACAACGTACCCGTTGCGTTTCCATTGTCTGTCAGGCTAAATATTGAATTAATACCAATTGTATCGGCTTTAGCGGTTACAAACATTGAACGTCCGACCGTTCCACTAATTAAAACGCTGCTTGTTTTTAGCACATCGTTTGACCCATCAAACTGCACCGCGACTTTCCCATTCTCCTTCACCAACGCACCACCCGTGTAAATAGTCGGCTGCTTCGTGTGGTCAGTCTGTTGCGCGTCGTTGCCTGAACCCGTGCCGCCCGTAACCGATTGGTCGTACCACGTGCGTACCTTGCACGTCGTACCCGTGCAGAACGTCGTGAGTGCGCTCTCGTCGAGGTTGCCGTCCACATCAAAGCCGATGTCCTGCGTCTGATTGTCCGAACTGCGTTCTACCTCAATCGCACTGCCTGTATACAGCCCGTTCAAACGCCGCACCGAATACGCCGCAGCCGCGCCGCTTCCGTAACTCTCATTCAGCAAGCCCGTAAACGATGGAGCTTCCGCTACCTCCTCCCACGTCATCTTCAGGCTAATA